CCAATACCATGATTACCAGTTACTTTAAGTTCCTGATCTTCTTTTACATCATACTGAAGTATCTCCAGTGCCTCCTGTAGTTGTGGTTTGTTCCTGAGTTTCGTTCTGATTGCGGAGAAGTGAGACATTGTTTGAATAAAATTCTGGTTTGAATTGACGAGTTTCTAAATCGCCAAGTTTATTATCTATTTCTTTAGTGAGTTCTACACACTCATGCGATGTGGTTCCCGTGACTTCTTCAGTTACGTAACCATCTTGCCGAATTGTGAACTTAAGTGTTTGTTGTGGCATCGTCATGTTTGTGATTTAGTTTACCTGACATTGCATATGCGTCTCTGTTCCCACCATGACCATGTGCAATTCCCAGTTCATGCATTTTAGCATGTTCGTCAATAGGATCACGTAATTCTGTTTTACCAGGACCGACTGTAAGCCATAATCCATATCCCATGATAAAGAATAATAGTCCTACGATAATGAATACTAAAACCATTTTTGTTTTTATTATAGCAATAAAAAAGAGGTCTGTAAAGACCTCTTGTTATTTAGAGATTAAAGATAATCTTTTCGACTGTGATGTTCTGGAACTATCTTATTCAACTCCACTGTGAGGAGTCCATCAACAAACTCGACGGATCCAATCTTCGTATCATCGGAGACCGTCCAGACCCTCTCAAAGGATCTTTGTGCCAATCCTTTATGGACAAATTCTCCAACATCTTCTGATTCTTCTTTCTTACCCTTGACATATAGTTTTCCAAACTCCGTATAGACTTTGAGCTCATCTTTCTTGAAACCTGCCAAGGCGATTTCCAACTTCGACTCATGATTATTTAATTGTATCAAATTATATGGTGGATAATTCGACTGTGGGAAATCTGAATTAAAGAAATTATTCAGATACTCATCCATCCCTATGCTGTTCTTAGTAATCTTATCGAAAAGATCTGGAAGATTTGCAGAGTGGTATCTTGCTAGTGTGTTCATGGTTTTACTCCTTAATAAGCGAGTGTGTAATGTGTACCCCGAAGGCGTACATTACTATTTAACCATGTAACATAAAAATATGGGATGTTGAATCCCGTATTTTCTTATTCGGTTTCCTGCGTCTTTCCCTTCTTACCTATATTATACTTCTGCTCCAGGACCCAATCACCTTTATCTTTATATGAAAGAACCTTAATCTGATTAAGAGGAGCAATATCAGTAACTGATTCTGCCTTTACGACAGATATAAGTCCCCAATCAGAAAGGAGGCGAGTAATGCGGTTCCGACGCTGAACGTCATTAGCAGTAAGGTTAGCGTGTTTCCCATCAAGTGCAAATAATTCCTTAAAATGTACTATATAATATCTTCCTTGTTTATGCAAGATATGACAACTCTGATATAATTTCTTTTCTTTTCTTGATGCTACACCAATTCTTGTAAGGGTTTCCCTAACTTTTAAGAAATCATCAGGTTCATTTAGAAGTACCTCTACCATCTGGTCTTGCGACCACTTTACTTCTGGTTCTACCGTAGTAGTCATTTCATTCCTCCAGTATCAAGTCGTTGTTTAATAAATTTAATTTGTTCAGGGGTTAATATTTTCAGGGCATTAGATGCCTTTTCGTTACTATAACCATAGTATTGTTTAATGATTTCGAGGTCTGTGACTTTATCCTTACGGAGCCAGGGACTGAATCTCTTCTTTTTCCTAAGTGTATTTAGATAAAATGAATATTGCATGTCCTTATCTAGGAATGAATACTTATTCATCTCATTAGCATACAATACACAATCAAGATGTCCAGACAAACAACGATTAATAATATATGGAGGATAATCCTTAATAGATGAAGAATCTTCTTCAATAAGATTGTCCTTATTAAAGTTTATTGAATTAAGCCAATCCTTTAATTCCATAATGAAAAATTAAAATTTAAAAGTATTCTTCTAGTAGATGTTGTACGTGATCCTGCATGAAGAGTATCACCAGTCATAAACAAAACCCTACCCTTCTTTGGTTCTACTTCAGCAACTACCTTATCTCTATCATAAATTTTAGTGGGACCATCAGCATCATTAACATAATATAGCATAGTAAGATGAGGATGTGAAAGATCAATATGAGGAGGAAAACCTTTCTCACTAACTTGACCATTAATACTCATAACTGCTCTTATTCTATGAACTTGTTTTAATGGAGAATCTAAAGCCTCTAATAAAATAGGATATACTATATCCTTATATCTTTGAGTTTTCTGAAGAGGAGGTTGCCAATCTTCATTTTCTACATGAATCATATGAATAAAATTACTAGACCTCCAATCCTCTTCCCAGTCTTCCTGTTCCTGTAACTGATGATACCAAGGAAAATCTTCCGTAAATGTTTCCTCTATATAATCTTGATAATTTTTAGAGATAATATTATCCTTTATCTGATAACCCATAATTAAAAAGCAGAAGTTCCTTTCTTTTTTGTTGCTCTCTCATGTACTCACCAACCGACCTCATGGTGTATGTTAGATCAAACTCTGCTGCATTCCACTGCAACCCAGTAAATCTATCTCTGACAAGTTGATCTGAATTATAAGATATTAACATATCTATTTTACTTTGACTACAATTATTTGCAAACTCATCATGATCAAAACCTTTATGCATTGATCCCTTCTTCCCATAAAGATTATCCTTAATATCATAAGGAGGATCTAGATACATAAAAAGATCGTCATGAATATTTTCTCTAAAACAATACTCATAAGAATATTGATTAATATGCCAATGAGAAATTATCTCAGAATATCCTGGTAACTTTTCAATACCTCTCATAGAAAAATTAGATATTGATGCTGCCTTAGAGAATGAAGATGATTCAGTAAGACCTGAGAAACTACACTTATTGACAATATAAAATGCTGCTGCTCTTTCTATACAATCAAGACTTTTATCATTTATTCTATTCTTACACTCAAGAAAAAGTTCTTTTGCTGCAACTGGATCTGGATGGGTTGATTTATAATTACGTATCTTCTCTGTTAAATCACCTCCAAACTGCTGTAACTGAACCCAAAAATTTATAAGAGGTTCATATAAGTCATTAACAGTAATCTTTAAGTGTGGATACTTTTTACTAATATGTATAGCAACTGAACCACCACCTAAGAATGGTTCACGAAATTCTGCATACTCTCTCAAGTCTGGAAAGTATAGATCCATTTTGGTACAAGCACGAGACTTGCCACCAGGATATCTAAGGGGTGTTTTTAGGGACTTCATAATCAGATAATGTAGGGGGATTCAATTCGGCATCTCTAGCTGCCTTTGCCACTGCTCTATTGTGACTCCAATAATCATACATTGTATAGAGTTTAATAGGAGAAATCAATACCCTCTTAACAAACTCCTCAAGTAATATTAAACCAATAAAGAAATAATCTTCTAAAGTTTTCATATCTTTAGTTCCAATTGTATTGCAGGAGAAGGAGGTTTATAAGATGTATCATGAAAATTACAATATTCATTAAAAGTAATTTTCATTTCTTTTTGAGAGAGACCACAATGTTTCGCTGCTTGAGGTACATTCCATTTTGCCCTAAACAACATTTCCATTGCATGACGAGTCTCTTGTCTCATCTAATAAAATCTTTCGTATCCGTTTCCACCAACCTGGACTTCAATAGTATCAAAGATTCTGTTCAGTGAACGAGCAAATCCCCTATACCCAGAACCAACATATATCTGTCCAAGTACAACTGATACTGTTGCTACACCCCAAAAGATGTAATAGAATTTAGACTTGACTTGATTTCTTTGTTTTTCTTTTGTGATCATAATTACATAAATGTTGCAACAATAATGACTCTTCTTTTAGCAGCAGGAGTTTCATTATAATGTCTACCAGCAAAAAGAAGAACATCATCTTCTTTTGGATCATGGTATTCATAAGAACCTGAATCATGTCCAGTTTCTACAAATGTTTTTCCACCAGAATCTGTCAAATATAATAACATATTTCCATGATCAAATTGATGATCTACATGAGGTATTGTGGGAACAACACCATCTTCATGAGGATGTGTAGCATTAGCACAAATCCTATAAAATGATCTTGGAGCAAAGCCATTATGTGACATTATATCACATAACGCTGTAGATGCAAGATCAATAAAATCTTTATCATCTACAATTGGATATCTTTTATGATCTCCTCTTGGTCTATCTAAAAAGGAATGTGAATAGAATCCAATATGTTTATACTTATTTGGATCATATTCATCTATAGGGTTATCACTAGGAGGAATATTCTCTGGAACATATGTCCATTTACAATATGGAGATAAAACGAATCTTTTTAATTCATTATAACTATCGGGTAATGGA